CCTTCACCCCTACCAGGTAATCTTACACGACCAAAGCGGTAGTGAGGTTGTAACACCGTCACACCCAGTGCTTCGTCCGATTTATTGATGCCATTTGTGTTGTGAGGAATAATCTCCACAGACCGCATTTGGCGCCATTGCTTGACATAATCGTACTGGAGCATAAACCGCTGAGCTGCGTTAGATTCCACAATCCAGTACTGAATAGGGTATCCCATGGATTCAGACAAGTTTTGCCATTCTTCCATAACCCCAGTGTATTTACCGTCATGGATGTTGTAGTCCAAGAACTTACTGGCTTCCATCTTCTGTCGTATTAGGTCAATCAGGAACCGTTGCTGGGACTCTGGGTGATACAGCCAGCACTGGATAGCCCAGTAGTTAGTAGGACTAGGGTCAGCAGTAGCGACCATCAAGCACTCGCTGGCTGTGATGCCTTTAGGTATCTGCCAGATGTCTCGGTCTTTGTCCATGCAACCTGGGTTGTCACCCTGGCCAAATACCCACTCGTGGCGTACTAAGACTTCCGACGGGTCCAAGTCCTCTTGCTGGTAGACCACAGCAAATCGTTCTCCACGGTTGGACATGAGGTTGGAGATGTCTCGCCATGATAAGCGGCGTGGGTCAAGTAAGCAGCCAGTCGGATACGGATCAGAAGTTCTCTTATGGTGACTCGGATCGCAAAGCTCATCGTAGTGGGCCTTATAAAGTAGATGTTTGTATTTCTTGTTTGTTCTGAGTTTCGTGACCTCATCTTCAGTCATCCCTTCATCTAGTAGTTCTTCCTCATCTTCCAGAGGTTGTTCCATATCTAAAGCAAATCGATAAAGGTCATCAGCAGCAAGACGCTGGCCAATAAGAGCAAGCATACCTGCTGGCTCAAGTCGAGATTCTGCAACGTCTTGGTACCAATCTTCCATTGCTTCTCGTTGGTCTGCACTTCGTATCTTGCGAGGGTCCACAAGGTCGTCCCAGAAACAACCATCGAAGCGTCCACCGATGAAACCACTATCCATACCGTAGGCACTGACTGTTGGTTCCTTTTCACTAATTGCTCCGTTTTCTTCAGGCTGCATAACAATGAACGCTTCGTTAGTCCACAGTTCTTTTTCTAGTGGCTTAAAGCGACCAAAGTCAAGTGCCATTGTAGTCTCAGCGTCAACGGCTAGACCACGAGCTTTAAGTGCATCGTCAGCCAGTTCAGGAATAACACGTTCTAGTGAACGACGTACTCGCATCAAGTTTCGCTTGGCAAGGCTCATAGTCGCAGAGCCAGTCAACAAACGTATACTGCGGTTACGACAAATGATCCAGCACGTAATGTCATGGAGCAACGTAGTCTTACCAGAACCAGGTGGCATGTTCATAACCACGTATTCTTTTTCTTCAGACTCAAGAAGTGATACCAGTGCGATACCGGCTTCTTCTTGCCACGGTGTAGAGATACGTCCAAAGTAACGCTGACGGAAATAACCAAAGTCCTCTAGGGCACGTTGGGCATCTTCGCTTAGTTTGTCGTACGACTTAGGACCTTCTAGTTTTGCTTCTGTCTTAAGTTCACGGTAGTTACGTGCCGACGTGTCCACATCGTCGCTAATGCGAAGTGTTTGGGCAGCCTTCTCAACACGGTGTCCCGTCGACTCAGAGAACCGAGCCTTACGTGAGGCTTCTGCAATCGAAAGTCCTGCGGAACGTGCCTCAAAGTATTTCTTGCGTTGTACTGCGCTAACTGCCATTGCTGAGTGCCGTGGCTAGTAAGCCTTGTATCCGATACGAAGAAGAATCAGGTGGCGAAATAGAAAACACTCCTACACCACCATCTTTATAATCTTTAGCAGCAACGACTAAAACAAAATCCTCAACGACTGGCATCTCCCACGACTCATCTTGTGGGAGATCCAAGTTTGTTAAAAAACGTGTGAGGTTCAATTCTAGCCATTGTCTAAGTGACAAAGAAAGACTTGACTCGTCAGGACTTAGTGGCACGTGGCTTAGCCGCTTCAGCTTGCTGTGCAACCTGTGAAGCAAGTGCAATAGCAGTGTGCAACTGCAACTGACGGTGTGTAATTAGGTGGTACCCCTCAATGATTCCTGCAATGATGACGCAGACTGATGGAAGCACTACCTGTACCGACGTTGGAATCTGGAACCCTGGGTGCACAATAGTAAACACTGACACTGCTGTTGCAATGAATGATGATACGTGTGCTGAGATTACATTAAGTTTCATTGTTCTACCTTACCATATTGTTGTCTATAAAGAATTAAACCAATAATACTGTACACTGCCATGTCCATGAATGAATCCTCAATGCCTTCATTGGCTAGAGTCGATCCTTGGGCTGCAGTCTGTAGTCGGCGCATCTTGTCGTTCATGCGAATGGCACAACCAATCCAAGCTTCTACACCAAAATCTTCACTAGCGCGTACGTTGGCAAACGGGTCAACCGCACGGCCATAGTCACTTTGCTTTTTATTATGAAGAAGTGTTAGTTCTTCTATAACATCTAAAAATGCGCTCATTGTTCTCCCTTGTATTTTTCTGGTACCGGCCCCGAATACTTGTGTCCCGTGGCTTCCTGTGGTATCTGAAATCTTATACCACAATGGCAATAAATCCAAACTTTTGTATTGACTAAAATTATCCATTGGTGTGTGTGCATGTCCTTAAAAAATTTTATAAAAAAAACGGAATGGTTTAACGCACATAGTAGAGTGGTGCTCCGTCACATCCATGGCGGTCTTTACCATTTCTATAGGCTCCAAAGAGAAGGACGAGAGAGCCGCCAGCGCACCTGTAGCAATATCACACGCAGCGCCAACAGCCGCATAGGGTTCCTTAAACTTAATGACCGAGTAATCTTCACCCAGCTCGTAAATACCATCCCTATTTACAAGCAGGACACTCCACGTATCGTTGCCTTGACCTAGTATCTGCATGAGGTGGTCGCGCAATTTGTATGGGTCAGAAATGTTGGACTTAGCCACTAGCTCCATGATCCGAAACGAACCGGCTACGCCAACAAGCGTATTGCCAAACTTAAAGACCTTCGGTTCAGCCGAGGTTGCTATTAACGTGCCACCTTCATCAAAGGCGCCAGCGTCACCGCCGATAGCATAACTCGTATCAGAATGTACCGCCAGGATCGCTGTCATGTTGTAATGATACCATGCTATAGTTGTAGTTACGAAGGACCCTTACCTTCGCAGTGAAGCCCTACCTTATCGGTAGGGTTTTACTTTTTCTTAGACTTAGTAATGCTAGGTGGCGTAGGCTTAACTACGTAGGCGTACTTGTGATTAGCCTGAGCAATAGTCTTTTCGCCGTGCTTATTATTTGGCTTAAGACAGCCGCAAGTATCACACATTACTTTTTCCTAGACTTCCCAGCCTGTGACAGAGCAATAGCAACAGCTTGCTTCTGTGGCTTACCGGCTTTGATCTCAGCGCGGATGTTGGCTGAGACTACCTTTTTAGATTTACCTTTTTGTAGTGGCATACACAAATAATACCACACAGCAAAAAGCCCCCTAGTTTCGGGTAGGGGGCCAAATGCTCGGAAATTCTGATAGTAGGATTTTCCTACTGCACACATTATACACACATAAAAGATGTTACGCAAACCCTTGCACTCAGCTCACTTAAGTGCTACACTTGGGGTACCACCGATGGGAGTGGTCGTGCGTGTAAGTCGCCGCGGAGTGTGAGTCTTTATAGATACTCGCCGTAGTTAGCCGGTTAGAGCGGTATTCGGTTTGTCGCGCCCAGAGATCACCCTGGAGAATAGACAAGGCAGTACCTTTGCCACAGTCAGGCCTCGCGACAGCTTCTTCTTATGCGATTGAATGAAGAAGGTACTTGGTACAGTACTCGCGTCTACTAATTAGACTATAACAACTCGGACAGGTGTGAGGGTCTGGAGTAACCGTTTACGGATATTCCGGATTTGGGATTGTAGGGTGAGTTTTTTCTAAGCATCAATAGACTAAGTTAAGCTACACCCGTATGCGACCTGAGTCCATACCCTGCGAGGCCGCCTGACACCGTTTATGCCTTGCTTTTTGAACCATCTTTTGACATGTCGCTTTCTCTTTTCTGGCCAACTAATCCGAACAAAACTGAACCTGCCAGATCGAAGCGTAAGTACCCTGCAAAGCTGCACAAACCTCTTTGTTTACTTGGAAAAAACGGGAATGACAGTTCACCGTTAGTGGGATAAACTAACTATTAACAGACCGCCCCTCGGCAGACCGCCGGTCAAAGACTGTCGCTGGATAGGGACTGGTGATAGGTGTATGAGGGTTGAGGGATGGGGACGGATAGGCTTAACTCTTTTAGACCTCACTCACAACATGATCGATCATCAGCAGTTCGGGCTTGGTGTTGGTATTGCTCAGCATGTTTGCGGGCTGAGAATCAAACCACACAGTTAGCTTGAACAGCAAAGTTTAGCTAAAAAGCAGAAACCCCCCAATTAAGGGGGGCAACTGCATGAGTGCTGCTCGGCGTTACATGTCGCGAATCTTCGTGTATGTCCAGTAGATAGCAACCCAACCAAAGACGAACACCCAACCTAGTAAATCATCAGCACCGCAAACCTGCGAAGAACAGTAGAACGGTCCCTCGTGGTGTTTGAACAAGTCAGCCAATAGATAAGCGGTGACGGGTGAAGCAATGCCAGCCATGTAGTTTCTAATTCTCATTAGTTCATCTCCTTAAACATCTCACGCTTCAGGGCTTGTGACTTGGTGTAGTAAAAATCAATTCCTAAATCCCGTATCTGGCGTATTGAATAGGGTTCACACTCTGGTTTCAATACTTTGCGCTTCACTAGCTCTTTGATCGACGTGTAAACACTGTGGTCTCCATAACCATACTGAAACGGTAAAGCAAACAACACTTCACCATCTACCCAAACACGTGACGACCAATAGGTGTTGCCAAAGGTCTTATCATTCCACTCTCGGACTTCAATAAGTATTGAATTAGGATTGTTCATTATTTCACCAATTCCCTTCTTGGGCAGTCATCAAATAGATACTGATCTTCGTAACCTTCGGAGCAGCGACAGTTCTCTATCATCTCAAGACCGACATACTCAGCATGTGATTCAGGAATGTCGTATTCAGTGGTAAAGACTTCTCCTTCAAAGTCCACTGACACCGAACCGCCCCAACCTTGTTCTTCTCGGTATGACCAGTCCATAATGAAATCATTGTCAAGGCAAATCTGAACAAATTTATCCATGATGGGTTTCGGTGTTGACCATGGTGTATCAAAACTGATCGACAAAGTAGCAATGCCGCTTTCAATTTCAAGAGTCCCAAAGTCCTCACCTGCATCCCATTTACAGCCCCAGTTGTCACAATTCCACTTGTACCAGTTGTTCTCAGACTTCATGCCTTCTGAATCACAAGTGGTGTGGTATTCATCAAGTATGTCGGCTGGAATTGGAATCACATTTTGAAATGAAATCCAGTCGGGTGTTGTTGTCTTGTAAATAAGTGGCTCTGCCTGCTTATAGTTATCCATCACTGGGGTTTGAATCGGCTTACGTAATTGCTCACGTAAAGCTTTGACTGCAATCTCATCACCAGTGATGTTCACTGTATTAAATACCCAATTTGGCATTAGTTAATCTCCTTTACTTTTACATTTTCAAATTCAAAGCCACCTCGGTAATCCTCAAAGTGTTCCTTTGCGTACTTCTCCACATCTGTTTCACCTTCAAGTTCTTCTTCGGTGAATTCAAAGTAGTGAGTAACTGTTACTTCTGCGTAGTATTCCATTAGTTGTTCTCCTTGTTGTAATTGAGTGAGTAAGTGCATGTGCCATCACAATTCAAATTGTGATCGATCACTTCGTGCATTCTTTCAATGTTAGGGAAGTCACGCCCCAACAATTTTCCTATTTCCAAAATCATTTGAAGTTCATCAACATCACTTTGATAAAACTTCATTGAGAAAAAGGCTGATTTTTCTATTGAGTTCATTAGTCCAGAACCTCGCTTGCTGCTAGCACTTCATACGCCTTACCGATTAACTGATCGACGTAAGTTTCTCGGTCTGAAAATGTTTCTCCGTATAGCTCGTAGTCGCCTTCGCAATCATCAAAGACACCAGTTTCCCAGATTCCTTGAAGTTCGCTCAGCATCAACGAAAAAACGGTCTTGGATTCTTCATTCATTTATTTCTCCTCTAATTAAATTGATGAGAGTCACTCATCACTAACTATTTTACACGTTTTTCCAGTAATTGCAAGCAAATCTTCAAAAACTTTTTTGCGCTCGTGATCGATCAACATGTGCTTTTTCAACTTGTTCCAGGGTGAAAAATAGCTGGTTTTTTTATACAGAGTTGATGGATACCCTCAACAACCGCAAAACACAACCTCGGATACCCTCAACAATCGCAGTTACAAACTTTGTCAGATTGTTGTGCTATAATCGCCAATGTCGTTGACGGTGGGCTTAGTCACCCTTAATGAGCTTCTACGGGAACTCCCCCTGTAGAGTGCTCCCGTCAGCGACCTCTCTGCTCCTGCACAATGCTGTGGATACCCTCTACAACGCCCTCAGGGACGTTCTCGCACCCTGCCATGATAGTTGTGTGATCTTTGCCTACGTAGTCACCTATTTGAGGATAAGACCATTTGCCATAGGTTCTAATGCAAGCCCACCATAAGTGTCTAGGCTTGATGTACTGCTTGAAGCGTCTGTCACCATCAATAAACTGTGGTGGGATACCAGTTAAATCACTGATTACCTTCAAGTAAGCGTCTGGATCGAAGTCGTTTGCGATACTTAGCCACTCGGTAACGAGCTGCTTCCCTGTGGGCTGACTGACAACCGCAGATGTCTTTGCCTTCGTCGTCGAACTCGATGGGGATTTCGCTACGGATGTGCCAGGAGTAGCCTTTTTCTGTACCATGTTTGATTTCCTCGTTACGTGATGGTGGCTTAAAGCCTAGTAGTACTGCTGTGGCACGAAGTTCTAGGTAATCCAGACCAGCCCAGATACCATAAGGTTCTCGGTACTCCAATGCCCATTGTAGGCACTGTGCCTTGATGTCACACAACGAGCAGATAGCCTTAGCCAGCTCTACTTGTTCTGGTGCTTCGTCAAAGAATAGGTCTGTCTTACCTAGACAACGTGCTTGTGACCAGTCTGTACCCATGAATTAAGGGTACATGATTAATCACTAAACTGCAATTTTATTCGCTCTGATTCTTTTAGCCTGTGAAGCTCGGTATGATCGATGAGCAATTTGGCACTGATTACAAGGTGCTGGACCTTCACCCTTGCGAAACGCACTGTATTCACGACTAAACATAGTCACTGTACCGTGTGGGACGTGGGTTCTCATCTCCTTGCGGCGTTCAACTGCTATCTGGCGTCGTGCTCTCGTGCTCATGCCACCCCAGATACCTACCTGAATGTTGCTGTTAATTGCATACTCTAGGCATTGTTCTTTTACTGGGCAACTGTAGCAATAGTGCAAAGCTTCAGTCATCTTCTCTGGTTTGATCTGTCCCATGTCATTTGGAAAGAATACGTTGGTGTCAACGTTCTTGCAGTTGGCTCGATCTTTCCATAGGTCTGACTCCATTACTTCTTACCGCCCTTAACGATTTCCAGCTTTGGTTTTGCTGGACCATTCTCCATGGCCGGAAGCGATTGCTCAACTAAATCAGCAATACGCTTACCGGCAATGAAAAACTGTTCACGCGTAGGGTCTTTCGGGTCCAATGATTCATAGACAGTAAGACAAGCATCAACCGCAACGGCGAGCACGTCTAATCCGAGTGACCCCTGCATTACTTGTCCCTGTTAATACTGGCGGTAGACCACATTAGTGATGGGCCGATGTCGCTCGCCACAATTTCCACAGCACTCCGTTTGTTCCCGTCCTTGTCCTCGTAAGACCTCTGCTTCGGTTCCCCGAAAACTATAACCCGATCCCCCTTTGTCAAGGTCTTAGCAGCGTGTTCTGCTGGCTTGCCCCAAAGAGTAACGTCAAAGTAACTTGTGCGCTTTTCTTCTCCAACTACTTTGTTCACTGCAATGTTGAGTGACAACGTAGCCTTGCCATCATTCAAGAACTTAATCTCTGGTTCAAAACATAGGTTTCCACAGAGGGTAATTGATGTATCGTAGCTCATTTTTTCTTTGCTTTCTTCTTAGTGATTCGTTCAGGGATGAACGACCTCATACCCGTCCCCGATTGGAGAACGGTGTACGACTCTAACACACCATTCAATAGGTGTGCATTGATCCATTGGAAGTCACCACGCATACCAGCAACACGCACTGTGTCACCACGGGTGAATCCTTCGTATTCTTCTAACCAGTCTGACTTATTCATGACTTGTACCACATTTCGGTTGCGTCTAATACCTTGATTACGTCGCAGGGGTATGGGTCGCCGTCGTAATTGCACTCTCTTTCTTTCCAAAGAAAATGCCTTTCTCGTATTTCTTGACGTTCAGCTTCAGTCATTAAGTGCTCCACCTGGCTCTGCTGCTGTTTGAAGAATCTTAATCTCAGTGCAGTACTTAAGTCCGGTGTACCAGTGACGCCACTTGCCATCTACTTTGTTAATGCTGTAGCGACAGTTCTTACACTTTCGTGGTTCATCGCACTCAGCTTCGTGTTCGTCAATAGCACCGTCTAAGTACGCTGAATGAGCAACGTAAACTGTTTCCTTGCACCCTGGGCAAGTCCATCTATTCATTAGATAACCGCCTTGCAACCAGCGCATGTCTTATTGTGTGGTGTGCCACCATCTGTTAGCTCATCCATGTCATCTATTGACACGTGGCTTTCAGGTGCGCATGTAGGACAAAGAAAGATTATGTCCGTTGCTCCACGTCTTGCGTATCCAACTGTACTCATGATTCAATCCCGTAAAGGTAAGTGAGAACGTTAACTGCGTTAGTTAAACCTTCAGTTACTAATTCTTTGTCACTAATTAGTTTGTCATCAACCTTAGACAAAACTTCAATAGCTTCTTGAATGGACTGAACCATCCATTGAATTTTTCCTTCATTGTTTTTTGTTTCAATCATTTCAACTCCCTTTTAGTTAAATAATGCTTTGCCAAGCTTCTGCCCATCTCCAGGCATTACGCTCGTATGTATTCTCACTGGCAAATGCTTTACCTGCTTGAATAAGATCGACGTTATCAGATGTGAGCAACTGATTCAAGTCTTTCAACCAATCATGTTTCTCTTTAGCAATAAGACCAACGCCCTGCTTGTTAAGTAGTTTGTATTCTTCTGTAGGTGAAGCAACGAATGGTATGCCCAGTGCCGCGTATTCCATGCCTTTTAGGTATGACTTACATTGGTTGAACCTGCTCATACGCAGTGGGACAACGCCAATGCTGAAAGATTTAACTGCTTTAGGGTAGTTCTTTAACTCAACCCAGTCTGACGACAAAGACTCACCATCATCAAAACCAGTAATCTCACCAGCGTTTTTTGAGCCAATGGCTAGGAACTTAGCGTCGTGGTTACGTACTGCACGGCGTAACGAGTAACCCATAACCTCTAGGTCGCCAACATGTGTCTCAGTACTACCAGTCCAACCAACAACTTTCTTGCCTTCAGTTAGTTCCCAGTTTTCACCGTAGTCAACCTCAATGTCTAGGTAATAAGCAGGCACATAGTTTCGTAATACAATTACGTTCTTGTTAGGAATCAACTTAGCGAGCTCAGGTGTGCTTACAGTAACCATGTCTGCTAAACCACACGCTTTAAGCATGGTGTCAGGAACGTCTAAAAGACCAGCCTTTGCAAGGCCTTTGCGGTATCCATTACGTGGATCAATGCTCCAGTAATCGTCGTCTAATTCAACAACAACTTTAGTCCCGTTGGCTTGAATAAGTGGAATGGCTTGAAGAACCTCAGGAAATATAGGACGTTGAATAACCATAACGTCGTCGCCAGTAGGTTCAATGGAAATCATCCTGTCGCCATCAAACTTGGCTCTTTGGCTCTGTGACTGGTAATCAAGAGTAACATCAAGTCCAGCGTTCTTTAGCACAGTGGCCGGTGCAATAATTCTATAGAAACCACAACCACCAGTGTCAGCGTGACAAACACTTACTTTCACTGCTTCTCCCTAATTAGTTCTGTAAATTGTTCTAGTGTCATCACTGCGTAGGCTTGACTTACTCCCTTGCCGCGTCGCTTTATTACAGCCACACCAAAGCGAGCCTTAGCGTGCCCTGCTTCAATAATGGCTTCGTCAATGAACTGTGCCAAGTTAATCTTGGACTGATTCTTACACTCAACTGCAAAGCCTGGAATACCAACGATGTCACCTTTGTCTTGTTGTACACCTGCACCGTAGCGTCGATCAGCTTGAGGGAAGCCATTGTCAATGAAGTAGTCAGCAACGTCGCGTTCAAACGCAGAGCCTTTGATCTTGTTGGGATTAACCATGAGCCTTAAGCATCTCCTTAAAGCCCTTAGGCATTGGAACGGCCACCTTAGCACGTTCTTCCATCTCCTTCTCCCAGTCTTTAGTTGGCTGCACTAACTTGGGCGCCATAGGTGTGGTCTTGCCTAACTTAGCCAACATGGTGTCGTAGTGCTTACGTAGTTTCTCCGGTGATCGTATGTTGGTTAGCCAGAACTCATCACGCTGGCACCACTCAATCATCATCAGCACTTCAGCTTCAGTGTGGTTGTCTAGTCTGAGTAGGCGCTCCATCGTGGCAATGGCTGTCTTGTTGACCACAAAAGCCTTGAAATTATTGGCTTGTATACGCTCGTTCAAGACAGTGCACAGACGTTCAGCAGCGAGCCATGTCTCTGATGTCTCTACCTGTACTACTTCTTGTACTACCTTTTGTATTACCTGTGGTAGTTCGTAGACCCAGCGTTCTACCTTGACGAAGCGTCCTGCGTCGTCATGTACCTGCTGAGACTTCAGGTAGCCCAGTGACTCCAGCTCGTTCAGTATCTCGTACACCTTGTCACGCTTGGCAGACGGAGACTGCTGGATAAGTGAGTTAGGTTGCACAGTCCATGTACTTGGCTTAGACAGCAAGTAGGACAGCATGCCACGTGCTTCCCACGATAAGTCTTTGTTGCCTAGTGTTCGGTTGTCGATAATCGTGAAGGAATCACGAAGGTCATCGGGTGCGCGTCTGATAGTCATTTACGAGCCTTTCCATCACCCATTCCACACACGGTACAGCGACAGCGTTACCCATCTGCTTGTACCTTGCAGAGTCCGATTGTCCCTCTGTCCAGTTGTCAGGGAAACCTTGTAAGCGTTCACATTCCACTGGTGTCAAACGACGTACTACTGACTCAGTAGCCACAGAAGCATGTGAAACTCTGTCAAGAGTGTACATTGGGCTTTCAGCATCACCAATGCCAGTTCCATTTTGTTTTTTCTCTAATTCACGTCCATCATCTATTGGAAATGCAACAGCCATACCTGCTCCTTCTTTGCGTAATGTAGGCCAGACATCTTCGCTCGGTTGAGCTGAGAGTCCTTGTGTGTGGCTAAATGCAACCATTGGCATGTTATTCCCACCTGTTCCCATTCGGGCTTGCAGGGTGTTTATAACGGCACCCTGGATTCGTATGTCCTCTACTCGATTGCCGTAGAAGATAATTGTAGTAGTTCGTGTGTCACCATTGTCAAAAGCATTTAATGTAGGCACAACGCCACCTTCGTACCAAGATTCATAATCTTGGTCATTCATCGCTCGCTTTGCTTTTATGAACCACGAGATCAGTTGCATCTTTATAATCCCTCGCTTTCAAAGCTGAAAAAGAACCATCTATTTCGTACTGTCCGAAAGACTGCATACGTGCAACAACGCCTGTTCCAGCATCGGTGGTAACGTCTTGCCCCTTCTTCCGGCTCGTCTTAGTATTCCCTCGCATGCCCTCGCTGAGAGCAAGTATTTCGCTGGGACCTGTTCTGTCTCCAAGACTTGCGACAATGAACACACGGCGGCGTCTTTGGGCGACTCCGAAGTGTTGAGCGTCAAGCACACGCCATCCCACACCGTACCCCCGTTTAGCCACTTCCCCGATGACGATTCCAAAGTCCCGTCCTTGGTTACTTGATAGAAGGCCAGGGACGTTTTCCAAGACAAGGTACTGTGGTCTAAGTTCGTCCACAAGTCGTATAATCTCCCAATAAAGTCCGGAGCGTTCTCCGGCAAGACCGGCGCGTTTGCCGGCAACTGAAAGGTCTTGGCAGGGGAACCCACCGGTGATAATCCCTCGATCGGGAACGAATCCTGCTGCTCTAAGTTGCTCACCTGTAATCTCCTTTACGTCAGTGAAGTGTTTGCTGTTAGGGAATCTTTTTTCAAGAACGCCACGTGCGCTCTTATCTATTTCTACTGTGGCTACTACTTCAATACCATTTCGTTCCATTGCTAGGTCAAAGCCACCGACACCTGCAAATAAGGAAACTGCTGTCAACATCCGTCTGTCCATTCTGGGTATAGTCCCCCGTTGCGCTTGTAGTAGAACACTGCCACAGCTTGTTGCTGGTACACGTCTGCTTCGTTTGGTGTAGGTGGTAGTCCCTTAACGTAATTCCTTACGTATTGCCAAATGTAAGGCAAGAACTGAAACATACCCTGAGCGTTTGATACCGGATTAGTATCAACCACTTTGCCACGGCTTTCACGGTAGGCAACACAAGCAAATCTCTTTTGTGCTTCCAACGGCAGTGATAGCAGTGGTGGTTCAGGCATGGCTACTTGCCCCATTATGGGTGGGTCCGACGCAGCGTGTATCCCTACATGGCTGCTTGTTATCGGCACCAGCCCGACGACTGCAAACGTGGCTACCGCCACGGTCTTAAACATTAAAAAGGCTCCTCGGTAGCATCAAACGTGCTAGTGAGTACGTCCAGCATTGCTGCCTTCGTGTCACTGTTCTTTAGCACGCCGTAAGCAATCTTCTTGCCCGATGCAATCTGCTTTTCGCTGAGTGAACCCCTAGATGCCCACTGCTGAGCAAGACTCGCTAGAAACTCATTGTCAGGTGACATGTTCGCTGCCTTTATGATGTCAGCAATGTCCGGTGGAGCGTCGCTTGCATCAACTGGAGCTGAAGGCGCAGACTTAGTAAACGCTGGCTTAGACACAGCACTCTTAAGTTGTGACTGAGTTGCTGAGTTGCCATCGTCATCTGAATCATCACTAACTGCACCGCAAACGGCCAGAATTGAGTAACGACGCAAATAACTCACGCTTGAACCTAATGCCTGGGATGTGTCATCCTTGCCTAAGTGTAGACGTGCTGAGTAAGCAATAAACTGACCTGACTTGTGCAACAAGTAAGTAAGCAACTGATCGCTACCGTGTTCATCATACGTAATGTGCTGACTAATAGCCAACCCATGCTTAGTTAAGATAGGACTCAAGTGAGCCATAACTTCGGGCAGTGCTGCATACTTGCTCTTAAAGAAAGGGTTGGTTGACCCCTTCGGTACTGCTGAGAACTCAGCTTGTGCTGCTACAAGGGCAGCGGCTAGTTCATTTATCTCTGGACTGTTCATTCTTCTTCTCCTATTTCTCTGGCTGAGACTAACTTAACGTACCCAACACTGTGTACGCCATTATGTAATACATGCTCCCAATGCCAATCCTCTGGCCAGGTGCTAGTAAATCCACCTAGTTGGCTGTCATGGTCACAATCAAATTCAATTACTGCTCTGTACCTCTTTACTCCCGTTGGTTCGGCAGCGGTCATGATTCACTCCTTTTCTGTAGGTTGCTTTGGTTAATCCATACCTGACCTGGACCATCCTCTAAACACACAGTACGAAACGCACAATACTCGCACTGCCATGCTCTCCCGTTCGGGTCAAGTTCTTCTAGTCGCCCATCGTCATTCAGGGCAATACGTTCTGGTAGGTAACCGTTCTCAATGTTGTAGTGCATACCGTTCATGCGCTCTAACTCAGCCATTGCTAGTGGCTCCCAAATGGCTCGATCTATGTGGAACTCAGCAAGTACACGGTCATAGCCACTTAGGTTCATGCGGTCAGCCTTCTGCTTAGACAAAGCTTCAAAGGTAATAGAACCCATGATGACTGTCTCAATGTGTACGCTGTCGTCGCCACCTTCAATGCCTAGGGCGTTCATACCAGCCTGGGCAATAGCCTTCTTTGCTGGTCCCTCAGGGTAGGAGAACTCACCCTTCATACGCTTCCAGCCCACCTGCTTGTCAAAGCCATAGGAGCCCATAGTCTTAAGTTCGTAGAGTACGTGCGTGCCACCGATGTAACCGTAGTCCAGCCCCAAGTCTTTCACTGGAATAAATGCGTCACACGATCCACTCACAAAGTCAGCGCCACTGGCTACTTCAAACTGAGCGGTAGGGAACTGACGTAGGATGGCGTCTTGTAATGCTTCGTGTACGAGCGTACCGATACCTGTTACCCAGGCACCAGCTTCGTCCATTGGCTCAGTAGGCACGGCATCAAAGGCTGCGTAGCCTTGCTGTCTCCCACACGACCATGCTGACGAGTACCGTAGCGGTGTGTTTAATGCGGTTGGTTTTGGTGTCTGCGATTTCTCCCACAGCTCTTTCACCAAAAGATGAGTTAAAACTATTTTTTTGACTGGCTCCATTTGGAACCCCCTTTCAAGTCATATTTAATCATAGGGGTGTGACACTCCCATGTCAAGCATTGTTTCTTAAACCCAGGTAAGCCCACCAAAGTCTCGGCCATTGTTCTTTACTGCAACGAGGTTTGCGTGTACATAGGAAATCTGCTTCTCCTCGTGCCACGGGCTAGGGTAGAACGTCTTGACCCATGAAGGCTGGAACTTTGCTTCGATCTCAGGCACGTACTTACGGTAGTTGTCTTCAGTGAAGTACCAAAATGAGTTCTCGTTCCAGAAGGCTACGTGGGTGGGGTCCTGGTGGGCGCCACGACCACTGCTGTCTGGGGTCATACTTAGGAGCATGCCACCGTGAGCCAGTAGTTTCCAAATCTTGTTCATCACTGCTACCTTGTCTGGAATGTGCTCTAGAAAGTCATAGGCACGGATAAGACCACACGAGTTGTCTGGTAGGTCAAGCTCTAGGAAGTCACCGATGTAGTTAACGTTGGGTCCACCGTGGATGTCTACGCCTAGGTAGCCTTCAGGCTTGTCGTGTGCCGCGCCTAGGTCTAGACAGTGCAGTTTGCGTCGACGTGCCCAGGCCATTGTGTTGCGTTCAATGTACTTGTGATACAACTCAACAGTTTCCACCTGAATCTTGGCGTTAGTTTCAGTCTGTGTCTGTGTCTGGTCTGGGTGGACGCGCTGTAGGTACAGGTTCTCACGGATGTAGTAGAACTCACCCACCTGAAAGAACTTAGCCATAAGGTCTTGGTCGTCTAATACAAAACGATCTGCGTCATACCCACCAGTTCGCTTGTAAGCGTCAGCACGGAAGGCACGTAGGTGGTTCGGTGCGTACCAGATGTAGGAAACGTTGTGTGGGTACGGTGCAAAGCCAGCAGCGACGTTGTAGCCGTCAATGTCCTTGTATGTCCAACCGTGGTTAGAGTCAAACCTATCTCCGTTAGGCGTACCGTCAGCGTTAATCTGGGCAAACTGTGAGTAGCAGAACACCACGTCCTCGTAGGTGTCAAAGACTTCCTTGACTTCTTCCAAGGCTTCAGGCATGAGCTTGTCATCGTGGTCTAGTTCAACCAGGATGTCGCCGGTGCAGTAACTAACTGCTTCCTTCTTCAGTGCTCCAACGTTTGTCTCCACAGACCAGTAGATAGTGACTCGCTGATCCTCTGGGCCATTCCATTCAGCGTCGCCGTTGAGCAGTACAATCCACTCCCAGTCCTCATAGGTCTGTTCGTTGAGTGAGGTGTAGCACTCGTTCAGGTACTTCGGATCGTGGCTAGGTGTAAATACTGAAATCACTTTATCTCCCAATTATCTAAGACTTCGTTTAACTGCTTCAAGATGTTGTTTAAGCGGTCTAGTGATTCTCCCACAGCCCACAGGTCTACCATCATCTCCACTGCGTCTAATTCATTCTCCATCTTTAATGCTTCCCATAATTATTGATGCGACAAATAACAAAATGCAGAATAGCACACCGACAGTGGTTCTCATGGCTTCTCCTTCCAATTCATAATTGCACGAATGTACATGATGACGTAAAGGAAACTGTACAGAATGAATCCGTACTGGCGTGTGCTCAAGGCATACACCACCCATACACCTTCATTGAGGATTAGGATAAACCAACCCCATAGTTTCTTATTGCCTACAAAGAATAGACCGCATGATCCAATAACTGCTAGGACCCATGACCACATCAGGAGTTCCACACCGTCTTGTACTTCTTTAGCATGAACTGTGTGAGTCGCATGCCCTCGTACTTGCGGCATAGGTAGTCAAGGCTTACAAACATTGGGTCGTAGGAGCCGTCCTCTACCTCGTGACAAATGATGATGCCACGCCAGTGAGCGTTGCCTTGGTATCCCTTGTAATCTTCGTCGTGAAGATAGCATGCACCGGCAACTAGGCCGTGCTGTGATTTGCCACTAACGAATTTAAGTCCGTAGTCAAGTACTTGCTGGTGTCCCATAGTGAATGAGTGTCCCAGTTTGTTTAGTCGTGCCAAGGCTGAACCGCCAAGTGGCTTACCAGTCATGGTGTTAGCCCAGAAGTGGGCGTAGTACACTCCGTCTATAGGTACAGGCTTTAGGAACGGGTGAACTTCCCAACCAGTTTCCGCATAGATAAGGTCATCCGTTGAAATGACGCCTTCAAGCTGTGCGTCCGACTCCACCGCCCTGTTAATACGATCCTCATGGTTTCCGAGAAGTATATGGCGCTCCGGCTGCCAAGGACGGTGCTTGAGTTTCTTCTTGTGTTTGTTGTAGGCTTCGAGTGCTTCATTTAGTACTAACCATGCTGAGTTCGCCGCCTCAATGTCTTGGGTGTAACGACGCCCTTCCATTGACTTCTTGCCTTTGTCATACGATGAAAGCGAAGGCATGTCAGCGTGGTCGCCTAAGTGAATAATCTTTACTGGCTTATCTCTGAACTGGTCAACAATGTATTGACCTATCCATCGCAGGTGGTCTGTTGGGACTCCTGCTTTTGCTTGTGTATCAGGGATAATGATGTGGGTAGTCGGCCTCATGAATCCATCCTTGTTAGGTTGGAATCATTCTACCTTAGGTTGTGCGTAAAGTGGTGGATTACTTGTTGGAAATTATTGCAGAGGCTACTTCAGCCGGTGTGGTGGTGTAGAGGTCTCCCCAGTCGCATGCTTTGGCAAACCCACAGAACCACAAAGCGCCAGCCACTAGGCCGGAGCAAATCCATGTGTTGTCTTTACGGAGACAAATAGCGTCGGGTAGGGCCATGTCTAGGGCACACGAGAAGATTGACAAGAATCCGTATTTAGACCCCACCTGGGTCAAAAGAAAGTTCATGAACCTGACCCGATCTAGGTGCTCAGGAAAAGGGATAATATCGTAGGTGCCACCTGGAGCCACCGAGGACAACATCTTGTCGTTGGTTACGCCCTTGGCTTCAGCCTGGATAATGGTCCAGTCGTCGCCTACCTGCTCGTGCAGGACAGCAACGTGGTTCCATTTATAGTAGTGTGACCTGTCTAGGCGCTTCTGTGCCCATCTAATGCTGGCCCCAATAATGCCCTTAGAATGGCAGAATACTAAGTCCCCTTGTTTCATCGGGACTCTTTGCCTTTATGATACGAAATGTGTGATTTAAGTTCGCTATCAACCTCATGAACATGAGCGTTAATATCGTCTAACTTATCTTCAATGCGATTCAATGCGTCCTTCAGTGACGATCCACTGTTGGGCTTAAACTCTGCCATCAACCTTCTCCAACCCCAAACAACGAAACCTGCCAATACTGCCAATGTTGTTGCGTAACCGGAAGCTACGGTGAACCAGTTATTCCAGTTAACGCCGAGCACGATTATGCCTTAGGTGGTAAGTGAATGTTCTTTTCACTTAGTGCAGTTGTGTTGAAGCGAAGGTATGTCTGTGGGAGTCGTCCATCTTGTGACACGTGGCAGTACGAAGGATCACCCTGCTGACCATGGGAGATAGTCAACGGGTTCTTGCTACCGTCAACGCCTACGATTAGTGCTGTGTGGTCGCCAGTTCCCTTGCCGTACACGATAACGTCACCAGGCTTTACGTCCTTGAGAGCAATCTTTTGACCGTGGGAAAGCAGTGTGCCTGTGTAGCCTGTGTGGTTGTAGCCCATGCCGTTAGGGTCTGGTGCGCCAGCCCAGTTGTAGCAGAGGGTAACAAACGAAGAACAGTCAGCGTTGACTGGCAGTGAGCCAGGCTTGCCAATACCACTCATGCGGTTAGGACCCTGTGTGTAATTAAACTTAGCGTGGTTAGCCGCAGCCCACTTGGCCCAAGCAACTATTCCTTGTCTTACGTCTGTCATAATTTTCCTTTATTAAGAGATACCTATAACGCTCATGTTGCCATTGAAAAAAACTCCAGCAGAAGCACCAGGCGTAACTTGACCTTGAATTACTTGAGTTCCTGAGACAGAACTTAAAAGGTAACTTCCCGTCACCGTTACCGATTGAGCGTTAAGCGCACCGTAGGTAGTACCTGATGTTGCTCCGTATAAAGATCCACCAACCCTTATCCCAATGCTACAAGTTCCTGCTGTAGCAGTAGTCATTCTTACTGTGCAAGAAATCTGAACTAAATAGTTAGAAAATCCAGAAGCAGTAATTGTCCAAGCACTAGGTGTATAAGTAGTACCTGCGGACATAGAAGTATTTGCGTTGGCGTTTGTAACCGCCCATGCTTGAGAGGTTTTCCCTGCTACCCAATTAGTTCCGTCCCATATTAAAACTTGACCTATTGTTGTAGGAGCAGCAGTAACAGGGTAAGCTGTGGTATTAAGCGAAGTTGCATTACCAGACGCAGTGCTAAATGATGTTGTTTGTGACGTAGGAAAGTCACCCCACTTGACCTGGTTGCCGTTACCGACAGATACCAGGGGGCGGTTAGCCTGATTTACAGGTGGGATGTTTGTCTGGTTCATTATGAAGTAGCGACGTTAGTGTACGTGTAAGGAGAAAGTGTCTTGAACATAACTACACAGTCACCCTCAAAGCCGTTCTCGTAGTTGTCACGACGCTTGTGAGGAATCCAGTCCAGCGATTCAATGACACAAGGGGCGCTGATTGGACCTTCGGTGTAGGTAACAACGTCTTGAATTTGACGTAGGTTCTCTAGCCAACTGAAGTTGTCGTAAGGGTCAATAAACACTTCCATGCCGTCAACCACGTCTATTGAGGACAGCTGGAATACAGCAGAGATGCTTGTACCCTGAACAACTGTTGGCCATGCCTTGAGAGTCCAACGGTGAAGCGTTGGTGAGTTAGCGTTGCTAGAACCAGCGTTCAGCGTTACTGTTACTTGGAACTGGTTGGCACGAACAGTTGAGCCATCAGTGTTTAGAATCTGAGTGGTGGTGTCGTATGATCCGTTGCCAGAGAAGGCAGTGATGTTGGCACTCTTTGGGCTAGGCATGTCAGGGTCAGAGATAACTGTGGCCGCGACTGAACAACCAGTTGGGTTCACTGCGTTGTAAGCAAAGCCGAATCCAACCTTGGCATCAGGGATACCGTAGTCAAAGTAACCAGAAGTAATTGAGCCAGACGCAACGTAGGTGTTGCCGTTTGCTGGCACAACAGTCATCAGGCCGTTGACGTTGGTAGCCTTTGGAGCGTAGATTCCCTTGCCACCAATAGCCATAACCGGAAGGTTACGAACTGGGTCCCAGACAAGTGAGTTAATCATTCCCTGTCCGGTGCCGTAAGCGTATGAACCTGTGTAAGGAACCATAACGTCAGAAGCGTAAGCTGGTGCAAGTGGGTCGCCAGCAATGAATGTGCCAAGGTCAAGTCGACCTAGACCAGTGCTCTGTGTGTCGTACTGATTCCATGAGAACCAGATGTAACGTCCATCACCAATGATTGCTGTGACTGGCTGGCTAAGTGGCTGAATGACGTTAGGGATAACTGGACCAGATTTAAGGTCACCAGTCTGTGTAGCCGTTGGGTCGTAAAGGCTAAGGGTTTGAGCCATGCGGATACCACGGTTAGTGCCAATGAAAATAAAGTTAAGGTATGACGTAATACACGTTGGGTATTCGTCAGGAGACATTGGTAGTGCCTGTACTGGTGTGTTTAACTGGAACGGCTGGAACACGCTGGTGTTACTTGTGGCCGATACACCAGTTGACGTTGTAGTACTTGATCCTTGAAAACTAGAACGGTAAATGCAACCACCGTAAATGTTGCCTGAAGAACCCTTAACGTAACCAGAGTAGTAAATCTGCGTGTAGCCACCAGTCATGTCTGACCATACCCATGATGGGTTCTCGTGGGTGTACAGAACGTCTGCAAGAACAGAGCTAGATACAATACCACCAGTGGCAGAAAGCCCTAATACAAGACCAGGGTCAGAGAACGTAAATGTATTTGAACCTGCTGTTGTGTACTTGACTTTGTAGGTACCTGACAAAACGCTTGGGTGGTCGCCAACCGCAGTTGCAGCCACCTGATACGAGTAGTAAAGGTTTGCACTAATCGCTGAAGGGTTGGTGGTTGTGTAGACAAAACTTGAACCACCAATAGAAGTTACAATGCCCGTGTCAACAAAAGTATTAAGAATAAGTTGAGGTGTACTGTTGTCGTAGAAAGTGTAACTAACAGTTACGGTGTCATTGACAGCAACGCTAAGACCTGAGACACTGGTGCAAGTTACTGCAGTACCAGTAATACTGATGTTTCCAGCATTACTTAAAGACTTAGGAATAGTCATAGTTGAAGATACTGCCGTAGCAGTAATAGTAAATGGTTGACCGATGCTTAGACCATGAGCTGTGTCTGTAGTTGCTGTCCAGGTGTTTGTCATTGTGCCATCGTCTTGTGCTGAAAGCAAAACAACGTTTACGTCATTGACACTTGGCACAGCACCGTATTGAGGAAACAACGTTGCAGTTCTTGGTTGAAAGGCGTATAAACGTGAATTACGCGAAGCAATTATTTGGTCGTTAGCCCAACGAACAAGATCGTAACCACCAGTGAAATTAGTAGTAACGTCGTTAGCCGCGTACAGACGGAACTCACTGGCTCCAGTTATGTAAGGTGCGCCAGAACGACCAATGTTAGAGAACCAAACACCAGTGTCAGTAGCAATAAATGTGTAAGTGTCGTTAGCGTCAATGCTACGAATTACGCTAGGGGTAGAGCCACCGTATACCGTGTTGTATGTACAAGTAGTAGGCGAACCCCACGCTCCCGAAGTTGAAGTGGTGTAGTAGACAACGCTTGAGCCATTGACTACAACCACCTTGTCTCCACAACGGGTGGCCAACATGTTGTTGTTAGCAGTAAGAGCATCTACACGCTCAACGTCAGGTAGGAGTTTTGCCTGAAGTGGGTACGAAAATACGTCAACGCCTTTAGAGTTGTAGAAGCGAGTCTCCTGTGAGTCACCCTTACGGTCTAGTGAGTACTGTCCAGCACCCATTGACCATTCAACTTGCTCACGGCGCCAGAGTCCCTCAGTGTTTACTGTTCCTTCGCCCACGATGTTGGTCATCATGATTGACTGACGCTGTGGTGGGATTGACTTGTGACGGAACGCTTCGCGACGGTACGGCTCAAACGAAGTGTCTAGAACAAAGTTACGAGCAGCACCACTAGACGGTGTAACCGTGACGGAATAAGGCCACTGAGCAGTCATTACCAGCTCCTTACTTTGGTGTACTGACGCTGTAGACGGTCAGCTTCCTCGCTCATCCTTTGCATACGACGATTAATCAAAGCGTTCACCGAACCAGACACAGCACCGGCAGGTACTTCTTGTGCCTTGCGTGGGTCAGGCTGAGACTCCATAAAGTTACGTGAGATTTCACGAGGTAACGTTAGGTCAATCTCAGCACCGAGTGGTGGCAAGTCAAGCATGGTAGGCGTCATGTTTGGGATGTTAGGTGAGTTAGCACCACCAATAGCCACGGCAGTTCCGTTGGCAGTGGCAACAGCACTCATGGTTACAGTGGCCGCACCGACGTTGATAGACGAGATAGTGG